GCTATCAAACTCATCGTTCAATGACTGTGCGAATAACGGGCCACCAGTAGTAAAGTCTGTTGATCTTTCAATGGCTCTATCGCCAACAATAGTAATACGATCATCAGCATCCGGTGTAGTAGGAACGTTGGTTCCAGTAACAATAGTTACATTACCTGTACCAGTACCACCAATAGATACTGTATAGTCAGTAGTAAGTGTAAGTTCAGTCTCATTGAAGTATACGGCAATGTCTGTCTCAGCTAATACCTCGAACGCAAAAGCATAAGGACCTGTGCCAGCAGATCCTGTATAGACTATGCGCCTAGTTGTGTTTGATATATCGATTGCCATATGTTTATCCTCGTGTAAATTCTAGCAGTTTTTAGTTAAAAAGTCCATGGTTAATTAAAGGGATTGTCGCGTGGACTGTCGTCCCCAGGCATCCACCAGTATTCTTTACCTTCCTTCAGATTCCTTCTAATACCTTTTTGTAATTGCTTATTGTAAGTAGGATCATTCCATAGCAATACTTTTTCCCATACCATCCTACGCATCATTAGGTTGAGCATCCAGTTACTTTGATAAGGTGTGTTACTAATAATCTCCTTCATAATCCTTGTGCCACCTTTTGCTGGCTCTTGATCGTAGAATGCTTCTTTAGCTGAACCAAACACTGCATAACCTAATTGATCTAATGACCCAATAACAGGACCAGAAGTGTATCCAGATAGGCCTTGACGATAGTCAGTGAACCCCATAGCGACATCAAACAAGGGACCTAACCCACCAGACCTAATCATAGAGTTACCCCAAAATCTTCTGCCTTCTGCTGTAGTAGGGTCCATATCCATAGGCTTACGACCTTTGGTAATCTCCATCAACTGTACACCTAATGCTCCCATCATAGTCATATACAATACGGTATCAGCAATAGCTGCCATTTTCTTATGACCAAGCTTAGACTCTCCAGCTTCTTTCCAAGCACGTTCAAGATGGTTGTGATAGAAAGCCATGGGCCATGATTTAAACATAGCAAACGATCGAGTAATTTCTCCAGACAATGTTCCTGGTTGTGTAGTCCCGGCAAGTGTTGCACGCTCTCTATAGTTTACTGTTGGTACACCTACCTCAATCTCACCAAAGATCATACGCATATACTTGTCTGCAAGCTTTCTAGCCTCACCCATCTTTAAGCCTTCAAGTTGAGCAATGTCATCTGCTCTTAGGTAGTCAACATCTTTGCCTGCATAATTACGCTTATAAGCTTTAGCTTTTCTTAACTTATCCCATTCGTCTCCACTAATATCATAACGTCCTAGTGCGACTTTCATTTGATCAGATAGTTGGTTGAAAGATTGTTTCTGTGCTTGCGCCCAGTTGCTCATTAAAAACATGCCAGACCAGTTACGCCCAGAAGCAGTCACGTGAGTTAATCCGTTAAGTCTCAGTGATGAGTCAACAATAAATTGAAATGCTGGGGACGCATTGTCTTCATGTAAGAACCTAGCTAATGCTGATGATGTACCATCCATCATATGTTCATTCATTAGCCCTAGTTCGGCAGCAACCTGTTCTCTTTCCCCTGGCTTTAATTTAAACAACTCTTTTATGTAACCTTTGATTGCTTTGGTTTGACTCATGCCGTTGTACTTAGCCATCTTACGTACAGTCATAGCATCGGTTGGCGCAGCAAGTAAGGTAGTTGATCCTAGTCTAGTCGCCATAAGTAAAGCATTATAATTTCTCATGATCTTACTAAATGTTGGCCTGACAGATTCAGGTAATCCTTTATGCAACTTCCACATATCATCAAACAATGCCGCAGCTTTCTTAGCTTTTTGAATAGGTTGAGTAGTTCCGGTTGCAGCTACATCTCTATCAGCTATTTGTTGAATACGTAATTTTAAGAACTCTACTGTAGACTCTGGATTAGCACCAAGTATTTGCATAGACGAAATGTCTTTAGACATCGTACGTAAATGATTCTGCATAATGTCATATATATTGGAATCACTAAACTCTTTCTGATAAGCCATCCATGACTCACCGTTTCTAAAGATTAATACTCTTTCTTCTTGATGACGTTTAGCAATAGATGTCCCTGTACCAAACCTATCTGCACCCAGACCATCTAGCTTATTGCGGCCTTCTTGTGTAATTGAATCAAAAGCTTTTTTTAATACCACATCTAACTCATCATCAGACAGTGGTAGGTTAGTAGCTTTATTTAACATTGATTCACGATCAAGTAATGGCTGAATAGCTTTAGCCCATTTATCGTATCCAGCGTTAATGATCTTACCAGGATGATGATGTTGTGGAAGATAAGCTCCGGCTTTCATGCCAGGTATAGCACCACCAGCTTGATTAAATAACAACCTTGCATGTTCTGATGATTCAATGTATGCCTCAGCAAACTGTCTTGCTTGCATACTACCTGTAACTCCAGGCTCATGGATTTCTTTAATGACTAATCTTAATAAGTTATGTGTTTCTTCTTGCCCTTTAATAAACTTACGTGTTTTGTCTGTGCCTTCTCTGGTCCCTAGCAACGCTCCTTTTCTAAAGGTATCATGAAACTTATCTAGTGGAGCTTTGATCTGGCTCATAACCACTTTCTCTTGTTGAGCAAGCTGTATGTTTCCAATATCAATTAATGCTTTATATGGGTCGGCTGATCTTTGCAGGAAGTCTTCTAGCTCAATCTTAGCTAGCATAGTCTGTAACTTAATGCGTTTGTTTTGTAGGATGTTGCCTTCTATAATAACCATAGCCTGCATAGAGGCATCATTAACCCTACTAGCTTCATCTTTAATTAGATTCTCACTGGCCTTATAGTATTCATTAAATAGTTCTATTGTTTCGTCAGAGAACTTCTGACTTACTTCAGTTCCGGCATTAGCGAGACATACTCTTATATCACTCATTAAGTTTTCCTACACGCATTAATAAAATCAAGGTCACCGTCCATAACAGTTAAGTTATCTAGTGCCTGTCGCAATGTAATACCATTACCCTCTGCGTCAAAGTCAATAACCCTTGCGCCTAATCCATCGTCAAGCTCTAATCTACCTTTAATAATACCTTCAACATTAGCAACATCCACGTTCATCTGCTTTGATACTACGCCTTCTGCATACTTGATTAGGTCTTTGTTTCGTTTTTTAAACTCATCTGAGACGCGATTAATTTGCGCTGTAACATTGCTTTCAATGAGCTGACCATTGTGGTAGAGGCCATCGTAGCGGCCTTCATCAACTGCTGTTCTGATATCATCGATTGCGCTTCCAATGGCTCTGTCTGTGCTGTCTCCGTTGGCAATGGCTTGGGCTGATCGAGTGATTTGTCCATAGACTTCACTGTCTTTGTTCCCATATTCTTTGATGATTTGTATTGCTTTTTCATTCTGTTTTCTCCTAGTAACGTCAGCCTTTTTCTTAGACTTCTTCAGTGTTATATTCTCTTTCTCTAATGCACCTAACACTCCATCAATTACTTGCCTTCTCTCTTGTTCTACAAATAATGATTTAATGCTTTGGTCTACTGTGCTAATATCATAAGTCTTTAATGAGCCATCTTCAATAGATTGTAGAATTAATGCTTCTACTGCTTCATCATCATTGATATTTGCTTTTTTAATTTTATCAATCATTGCTAGTTGTTCTGTAGCATCGTCAACATGCTTACCAATCAATGCAGCAATGTTTTCAGTAATAATGTTTCTCTCTACAGCTATGAGTGATCTAGGTGCTAATCTTAGTAAGTTTTTAGTTTGTTTAATCAATGGGTCAAAAAGAGATAATGCTTGCACAAGATCATCATACTTACTCAGTATGTTCATGTCATATTCTTTAATGGTGCCATCATAATAGTTTCTAATACGCGCTGCCATCTCAGCGGTTTCTTTAGTAAAGCCGTCTGTTTCTTTTAAGACCACTCCATACATCTTCTTCTGCCCAGCCTTAGCCGCACCTTTAACTCTCTTCCCTCCATCCATAACAGTTTTATTCCCGGCAGCATCTTCAAAGACAAGTATGTGTCCTTGATTAATTTCATCTACTGCTTCCCCGGTAACCTTAGTATCTGGATCTAGTTCTTTAACATCAAACTCATCAATCTTGGCATTTTGTTTTTCTAGTGCGTATATATCATCTACATCTACCTGTACTGTTTGTGGCCTAATAGCATCAGGATCATTGCGCAATATAGCGCTTAGTGTAGAGCGTACTTTGTTGTTGTGCTTAGAGTTACTGACATCATTTTCCATGTAGTTTTCTTTGTCTGTAATCTCATCAATAGACTCTTTGTTTTCTATTTGCTGTAAAGTCTTGTCTTTAACGTACGGCGTACCATTAGCCTCTGCTGCTACTTCTCTAAATAACTCAACAGCCTCTAACTCTTCTTTAGGTGTAAAAGCTCTATTAGCTTTTGCTTTAACTGCACTAAGCCATGATCTAAGAGGAATGCTAGTAACGCCAACTAATGCTGCTGTGCCTGCTGTAATAAGCCCTGCGTCCTTTAAAAACTGTTCTCCGGTGTATGGGCTACCTGTAACACGTTCTGTCCATGCTGTGACGTTTGGATAGTCTAAGGCTTCTACACCTACGTTAATAGCAGATGCCTCTGCAATCTTACGCAACAGGCTTGCTTTACCAGTTACTCCAATAAATAAAGATGCTACATCACTTGGGTCAGTCATATATGCTGTCATGCTACCAGCAAAGTCTCCCAATACTCCAGTAGCTGCTTGCTTGTTTGCAGTTTGTTCGTATTGATCTTGATATGCTTGTGCCTTATCAGCAGCACTTTGTATTAATGACTCATAAGCTATTTGCCTGCTAGACATATCAATGCCAAGCTCTTCAAATCTAGTCCTTACATTCTCATCATTGCTAGCTAAGTCATACAGTCTGGATATAGATAATGGGATAACTTCCCCAGTTGAAGATAGTTCTCTAGTTGGCGCTACATATCTACCTTGACCATAGTTCATGTCACCAACCCACATGCTATATTGATTATCGTCAAGACTTAATACTTCTTTAGCAACGGCCTCTAATGGCTCCATTGCTTCATTAAGCATGTCTGTTTTACTGCCAGAGTTCTGTAATGAACGTGTGGCATCGTAAGACGCTACAAAGTTTTCAACAAGTCCTGAATACTCACCAGGCTCAACTGACTGTTGTAGCTGCAAACTTGTTAGATCTGCTTTACCAGTTAATCTCATACTTTACCTTTGTTGTAATTTTTTCTCAATAGTTCTTTTGCCAGCAGCAGTTTGACCACCATAAATTCTTACTGGCCCTTTGCGTGGACTATATGCGTATCCTGCTATTGGCTTATCAAGAGGACCAATAAGCTTCATGTTATTGTAAGATTCACGCATTCTTAACAAATCTATTTGAATTGGATTGCCGTTTATGTCTTTAAATGGTAAACCTTCATCATCGATAATAACATAATTATCACCTGATCTTCTTAATCCAGCACTTTGTAAGTCAGCAATGTTGTAACTTTCTGCTGCGCCAGTTCTACTATTTAGCCCTAATATTGTTGCGCCTGTAGTGTCAGGATTATCTACTACAGCATCAGCAAAAAACGATAAAGGTGATTCAGCAATAATGTCTGGAATTTCATCTACTCTAAGCTCATCATGTATTAATACAATAGAGTCGCCAACCTGAGCAGCTCCACCATACCTTTGTCCGTTATTGCCAACATATCCGCCAGATGCAGCCCAAATTGATTCAGCAATTAAATCGGCATCAAGGTTTGCAGTATCTCCGCCTTTACCTATATAGTATGCTTCTGCTGTTGCTAACACTCTGTCATTTACTTCTGGATAAAAGTCACCTAAAGATGTAGTTAAAGCCATTCCAGCTTCAGATGTTCTAAACTTACTCTTAATATTTAAGCCAGTGCTTTTTGTAATTGAAACACCTTTATTCACTACTCTCATAGTGTTGATAGTGTTTTCTGGATTATCTACTAACAAGAAACCAAGTTGAGCAAAAATTGGATCATCTTTAGCTATTTGATTAAATACTCCGGGAGCATCATCTCCAAAAGAATCTACAATGTTTTGTGCTAAAGCCATTTTTGTGCCTGAATTTAAGGCTCCTTCTGAAGTAAGTTTGCTAGTGATTTCGCTAGCTTGTGACTTAGTTAGTATGTCATCGCCTGGTGTATAGTTCGCAGAAGATTTAATCGTTGCTATTTGATCTTTAAAACCAGTCAACACTATAGCTTGTGATTCACCGTCATATACAATTTGTCCAGCAGTACCTGAAGTTCTTTTTAGCTCGTAAGCAACAGCATCTTGGTTGTATGCAGTTCTAGCTTTGTCAAGATAAGCTTTTGCTTGCTCTACAGTATAGTCTGGAATTTCTAAGTTTGCTTCCATCCTCTCTACTTCTGCTTCCATTCCAGAGATAGATAGGTTTCTTAATCTATTAGCTACATTAATAGTTGATTGAACTTGACCGAGCCTAGCTTCTGCTTCTACTTTAGCAGTGCCATTTAATTTACTTGCATCATCGCTTAATTGAATAATGTTATCTTTTAATCGATCCGGTGAGGTTTCATTATTAACGATAGATTTTTCAATGTCTGTTGCATTAGCGTTAAGCGCTGTCAGTTTTTTCTGGTTAATTTGATCTATAGCTTTAAAGTATGACTTAACTTCAGTCTCTAATGAGTCTCTTTGTTTAAAGGTCAGTTCTTTATATACCTTACTCCATGCACCAGCCTTACCTTCGCTCATAGCTAGGATCACTTCATCAGTTGAACCAAACTGTTTAGATAAGTCTTTTGCTATATGCTTGTATAGGCCAGTAGTAAATTCGCTTTCAACTAATGCTTCATAGCTTTTTCTGTTAGCACTGTCTTTAAATAACTCTTTAGTAGATGCCATGTCACTCTCAAATTTGGCAAATAACATGTCTGGATCCATGCCTGACTGAAAATCCATATCTAGCGACTTTAACTTTTCGCTTAATGTGTCTTTAGCTAATTCATCTTGTCTTAATTGTTCTTGAGTTCTTAAGTCACCCAAAGCTTTCCTATAGTAACTACCACCATTATTTACGCTTTGCGCATAAAATCTATTAGCTTCTTCTGGATCAATCTGTGATAAGACATTACGCCATGCAGCTAATGGTTTTTCTAAGGCTTGTTGAATTTGTCCGGCATCCTGTAGCTCACCAGTTTCTACTCTAGCTAAGGTAGTATCAAAGTGTTTATATGCTTTGTTGGTTAACTCGGCAGATGCTTGTTGGCCGTATAGTTTTTGTAAGGCATCGTTCCATACCATACCACCATTCATTGCTTGTTCGATAGGGTTAATACCACTTACACGTGCTTTCTCTAACTGTTCTGCTGTTAAAGGGTTAGCTACTGTATACTCCATTGCTTCTTGTTTTACTGCTCTTTCTGCTTGTGAATTTGCAAACTTAGTTACAGTATCTAATGCACCTTGTATACTTTTAGACCGTCTAATTGCTTCGCCATATTGTGGCGTTTGCAGTGTTGGCGCATCGGCCATTAACGGCGCTCTGTTTTCGTATTGTGGTAGTTTAGCCATTATTTATCCTTAGTAGCTTGGGCCAAGATTATATTGAGGTCCAGTTTTAAATGGATTCATTATGCTTTCATTAGTCATCATTGAAGTAGATCCTGTGTATGAACTCATTGCGTTAAATTGTGATCTATACCCTTCGTATCCAGGCACTGTAGTTGGTGGTGTCCCACCTCCAGGCATCAAAGCATAAGCATTAAATGCAGCACCAGCTAGTCCTGATATAGCATCAAATGTAGAGCTAGACTTAGCATTGTCTGCTGCTTCTAAGAACATCATCTCTTGTACTTCACCGTATGATCGTCTTTCTGCGGCTGTTCGTTGTAAGTTAGTAAAGTCTCTACCAGCATTTTTAGCATTAACTTCTTGAATTAATTTAGCTGATCCAGAGAATCCACTCACACCGCCAGAGAAGCCACGAGCAACTGCCGCTGCATTGGTTTGTCTTAGCTTACGTAATACATTGTTGCCTTCAATCTCTGCGTTAACTGCTTCTCTTTCCGCTTTAGCTCTTGCTTGAGCAGCTTGAATTTCATATTGTGATTCAGCAGCTGCACCTTGTTGCATAGACTGAAATGCGCCCATCACTGAACTGACTGCGCTTGCGGCGCTAAATGCTTGTGCTAAGGTTATGCCTTCCATACGTTATCTTCCTTGATAAACTGATACTTTATATTCTAAACCAAGTAATGTGAACTTTAACGGTGCGCTTTGTGTCACAGTTATTTGCCCATCATTACTATATCCTAGTATACCATGCAATACTTTAGTACCAGTAAACTCAGGTACAGCAGTGTCTAATCCACCTGCACCTAAAGATCTGATAGGAACTAAATTGCCATTAATCACAAGATTCTGTGTATTTAATAATATTGCATTTACTTCTACAACACGCTTTCTAAAGCCAATACGTGTGCCAGCTTGAGCTTTAATATTAAGCGGCATAGTTTTTACTTGAATGTCAATCGGTAATCCAACCTCGCTGGATGTGGTTGGTGGGTTAACAAAAGTAACAGTTCCCCCAGCAGGTACTGTTTGATTGTTTTCAACATAACCATCTGATAATACATTTACTACACTTCCTTCAATATGAGCCATGTTAGCAGTAGTTGATGTAGTCCCTACTACAGCACTGTCTGTTAATCTTTCACTATCAAACACTTCTACATAATATTTATCAGAGCCGCTGTCTGTTCTTTTTACTACGCTATATATATCAGTAATGTCAACACCAACATCAATATATGATCCGTCAGTTGTAAACTCAGATGGCGCAATAACATTCTGCAAGCGTAGCAGTGAAAACACCGCCATCGTACCGTCATCTTCATTAACAATTAACAATAGATCATTTTCATCAGTAGCAACAGCACGCCTAATGTCCATACGTTTAGGACCTTTCAATAGATGCCCGGCTAATAATGATATTTTAGAAGTAACGTAAGTAAGCTGTGTATCAGAGTATGCAATCTCAGACAGCGCTTTACCTTGTCTTTGTATAAACAATACACCAGACTCAAGCGACTTTACTCGTACACCTTCTCTTGATCCGTTACGTGATGTGGTAGAGAAAAAGAAGTCAGTTGGTGTGATCGGTGTTAACCCTTCCTGTGGTACGTAGAATTCACCACCAGTAGTAAACACCTGTAAGTCTCGACCAGATATAATATCGGTAATAGCGTTGAAGGTATTGGTATCTAGTGTAGCCTCAACTGCATCATCATCTAAGCCTTCTATAGCTTCAAAATCAAAGAATAGTCCTACTTTTGATCCCCATATAGTAGATGGTCTTGATCTACTACCACCGAAGTATAGTCGTCCTTGATGGAACGTAACAGAAATAGGCCAACCTTTACTTGCTGACCATACGTTTTCATATCCTGTTTCTAATTCCCAATTGCCTGTAGTAGTTGCAGTAGTATCAAAGAAGGGAAATTCTGTTACTACGTTTACTGATGTTGAGCTATTAAATTTTACAATCTTTGCTCGACCTTGTGGCGAAGCATTAATGTATTGACCAACATGCCCTGAATTAAACACAGCAGATGTTGCAGTAATAGTGACCTTGCCTGATACATCGCTAGCGGTAATACTGCCAGCTGGATTAGTGGTTGTTAATGTGAACGCATACTTAGGAATGCTGTCAAAAGCAATAGCACTAATAGTCCAAGAGGTGTCAGTGTTACGAACAATCTTCCTTGGCTGCATATCTTCATTCACTACAATCAATGTATCAGCAGATTGTGTCCAACACATTTGATCTAAGTTGGCACTAACGATTCCTGTAGATGTTTGAGTATGTACTAGAGCTTTATTCTTATACACATACATTGTGTCATTGGTAAAGCACAGCATATAGCTGTCAGACGTAGAAAACTCAAACGCTATCAAGCGCACACCATTCTCTGGAGAGCCACCTAGCTCATTAATAAACTGAGTGCCAGGTCTACGCGTTAAACCACCTTGAGGTTGGCATATAACATTCTGTGCTGTTTCTAACGCATTGTCATATGCTTTGAGATCAACCCTAGCACGAACAAGAGGGTCTAACTCTCCAGTCGTAAAGTTGGTTTGTATCTCTACAAAACGAGCCATTAGTACCTCACATTAATTAATGAGAAATCTTGGAATGCGTTTGTTGGTTGGCCTTGTCCATCAATATTCATTGCTTGGCGCATAAAACCACCACGTCCATTCTCACCTGGAGAGCCTTGTGCTACTGATCTCCAATAGTCTGTCTTTTCAATTTGATCTGTGATAGGCATAGCCAGATGCCATACCATTTGGTATTTAAGTAATTGTACAAAATAGTGAGGTAGAGCAAATTCTGGAACATCATATTGATAATCCACATATACTGACTCATAGTCTGTAAGTAACTTGTCACCTAATAACCTATATTCTCTTCTTACTGGTCCACCAATATTGGCAGTATCATACACTGCTCTTGGAACGCCAATCATGTCTGATGGCATTTGATATTGGTACTTATATTCATTGGTTGGTGTAGTAATTAGTCTAGCTAACTGCACCTTTTTAAACGAGAAAGACCAGGGGTAACTGGCCAATGTTTTAATCTTAATATCTGGATAAAGTCGGTCACAAATGTTTGCCTCATCTGTTCCTTCGGTAAATGAAGATATAGGACTTGCTCCTAACATCAATAATGAGTCAGAGCATATTTTAATACTAGTATCACCTGTTGCCATTTACTTTCTCCAAATGTGCAAATAGGTGGGAGCCGAAACCCCCACCTTCTGCATTATTGCTATTACTTAGTCAGCGTCCGCTACTGAAACAGTAGTTCCGTCTGATACATCGACAACGCCTGCTGCATTTGATAATACTACTACCAAAGTTGCTGTTGGAGTTGCTGTGTCAACTACATAAATTAAATCATGTACTTTTAATATAGTTGAAGCACCGTTAAAGTAACCAGCGGTATTTACTGTTGCAATTGCATCCGCTGATTGATATGTCCACATTTGTGGAGCGTCACCTGCTTTAGATTGACCACCAGCAGCTGATAAACCATTTACGTTATAAGCCATTTATAGTCTCCCTGTTAAGATTCACGACATGTGAGTTGAACAATACCTTCAGCATCGATTGCAACTGAAGTAGCAGAAAACATAGAATTCACAAGGAATGATGTTTTTTCTGGTACATAGTTGATCTCTGTCTTAGGACCAATACCTTCAGCGTAACCCATAGCAGATTTATGGAAAGCCCATAAAGTTCTGTCTAAAGATCCATCAACAGCAAGACCGCCTTCAGTTCTGTCGCCTAGTACGTGGAATTTGAAACCTAAGAAAGTATCAACTTCGCCAGATACTAAAGCTTTAACAGTGTTAAAGTCAGTAGATGTTACCGCTGTTTCTGAAAGTAAAGAAGCTAGTGAGTTAGCATGGATAACCATATGACGATCCTGTGGAGGAACGTTACCTTTATCTAGTAACTTTTTAGCTTCACGTAGTTTAGCTACGTTAAGGTTTGTGTCAGTACCACCAACGTCATTACCAACAGCCAGTGAAGTACCTGATGCTGTTAATGCGTCAAGAATAAGTTGATCTTGTCTACGGCCAATAGCGTTCGCTACTACTTGAACTAACTCTTGTCTTTCGTCAAAGTTAACTTTTTGTTGCATGAAAATGTCTGAGTATTCAGCTGCATTCCAATCTTCGAGTGTAGCTGTTACTTGACTGAAGTCCACGTTAAGTGGAGTTACGTCTGTTTGTGGTACACGTAGTGTAGCCACGCCTTTCCCAACTTTAGGGAATTTTACTGTTGCACCTTCAACGCCGCGTCTTTGTCTAGTTGCACCAACCAATTGTGCTTTCGCTTGGTAAGCCTGATGAACTTCGGCATCAAAGAGTGTTACAAAAGCATTAGATAATCCAATAGCCATTGTTGTCTCCTTAGAAATTAATAAATTAAATTAATCGCTGTGGTATGCCAGAATTTCTGGGCCAGTGCTTGCTATTTACGATAGCCATTCGACAAGGTTACTTGCGTTTAAGGATTGCGTTGTGAAATGCAGTGAGCCTTATCCGTGAATATAGCACAAATAAGGCTTATTTGCAATAGATTAGCCGTATACTTGCTGGAACGCTCGTTCGACTTTTTGTCTATAAGATGGATCGTCTTGGTATCTAGGATCAGCTACCATGGCTTGCAGTTCTACTTTAGATGGTGCGCCTTCAACTGGTGTTGCTTCGAGAGGAACTCTGCCTTCTTGCGATGCTCTAAGTTTCTCAAGAGCTGCTAGACCTTTGGCAGTACCGCCCATAATTTTGAACTCGTCAAAATCTTCATTAGACCATATGCCTTTTTGAACAAAGTTTTTTCCCCAACTTACCATGCTATTAATGCGTGCATCAGCATTCGGACCTAATGCCTTACGTTCTTCTGCAAGGTTAACTTCATATGACTCTGCGCTTTGTTGATTCATATCTACTACTTGACCAACCAATGAGTCTAATGCTGCTTGACTAACATTGTATTCTTTTGCCCAATCCATCACATGACTTCTGATAGGATCGTCTTCTGGTGTATTACCAAAAGCAGACGCATCATACTTGCCGTCTTCTGGTGCTTTATGCTTTCCTTGTGATACTAACTTTTTAAAATGATTGTATGATTTGACAAGTGCTTCTTCGTCTTTCACTCCATCTTTAATAAAGTTTTCTGGGTAATAATCAGGAATTTCTGATGATTCTTCATCACCATTTTTGACAGCAAATTCTTCTTTTGCTTTCAACTCATCTGGATCACGGTGATCTATTTCTACCTGGTCTGTATTAGCTTCCTCAACTTCTGGTGATGCTCCATCGAGTAGGCCAGTCGATTCAGTTTCCTGAACACTAGGTTCGATTGCTTCTTCCATTATAATTTCCTTGCTCTAATTATCCTTGCTTCTAAATCCTTCACTATAGAATTCTGCCCTTCACGGAAGTAAGCATAGCTTGGGTCGCTTCCCGGCAAGGCAACAGGTTGCTCGTAAATGGCTTGGCGTAACCAATCCATCAACTTCTGTCCATCTTCATCGCCCATTACTCTTAATACTAAGCGATCTAAATCATCTTTCTTTTGGTTAACATCTCGTATATCAAGAGGTAACCCTTGTTCTAAATCATCCCATCCAGCCATTATTTCTTCTTCTTAGGAAAGCCAGCTTTCATATTCTTGTATGCTTTCTCAGTAACTGTTGAGTCTTTCTTAGTCCTGCTTGTACCAGCTTTTTTTCTTTTGTTTATGTTTTCGTATAAGCTCATTATTCGTCATCCTCTACACTTATTCCCTGCATTAATAAACGATTGCTTCTTTTCATACTTTTGTGCGAAGTCTGACTTGCAATCTCTTTAACATACATCTTTGCTTGTTGTACTTCTTCTTTCTCCATCTTATTTAATTTATCTTTTTCTGATCCTGACAACTTGTTGTATTTTTCAATGACTTCTAAACTTTTTCTATACCTACCAACACTTGACTTAGGCTTTTTGCTCATCATGCCTTCTACGCCATCTTTGTTGTCTACTTTATTTCTAGGATCTGAATTGTATTGATTTATTCTTTGCCTAGTATCAGCTTTTTCAACTTCTTCTGCTTTACGCAGTTGGTTTGCTTTTATCTTTTCTTTAGCAGTTGCCATAACTTATCCTTGTCCTTGTTTCATTGCTTGGTCAGCCACTTGTGTAGCTACTTGTCCGGCTGCTTCTGGATTCTGCATAGCCGCTTGTTGCATTTGTTCCATGGCTTGTTGCTGCATCATCATTCGTTCCATCTTAGTAGTTAATACACGCTGTGGTATACCTAAATGTTCTGCAATAAAATCCATCATCTCGCCCATCTTCAATGTTGACATTGCTTCTGGACCTGCTTGTTGTGCTATTTGAGCATACTGCATTACTTTCTCTACTTCTTCCATAGCTTGTGCTTGTGCTAATGGAGCAGCTGCTGCAATTCTTATTTCTAAACCATTTACTTCAAGAGGTAGGTCAATCAATCCTCTGTCATCCATTACTGCTAAAATCTTACTTACTAATGGAATCATGGTTTCATTAATCAGTCTACCAAATGCAGAGCCTAAGTTCTGTGACAGCTCTTTCATTCTTTCAACAACTTCTGTTGCAGACCTTGCACTCATATTATCAGGTGGAAGACTTTCGTCAAGCAAGATGCGTTTAATGTTTGCTCGCAAATCATCCATAATAATTTGAGATACATTAAAGTCGCCTGATCTTGGTAATGGTCGTAATGACTCACCTTGTGGCCCACCGTTACGTGCTACAGGAATAATTGCTCCAGGCATAATCTTAACTGTGTTGGGGTTAAGCACACCATCGTCAGCAGCTGTGTACACGCCACTAATAGCTAGAGAAGCATTCTTTAATACTAACTCTAATGTTTTGTTTAATGTCTTAATATCTGGCAGTGCAGTAATAAGTGGTCCACGTCCATAGATTTCACCAGCTACTTTAGAGTAACGAGATACTATCCAAGGACTTTGTTTCATTCTTCTATAAACTAATTCAGTCTTAGACTTCTTATCAATAACATGGTAGCAATAATCACCACGCTTCTGAGCTTGTACTGTTGCCTCTATTAGTTCAATTTCTTCAGTAGGTTTATCTTTAATTTGTTTTTTTAGCTGGTCTGGTATTTTAATGTCCGGCCATTGTCTTTCTAGTACCTCACCTTTAATACGCATACGTCTGTAAACATTATCAACTTGTCCGTCTGCACCTTCTTCAAACGATACTAAGTATTGTGGTACTGGTATAAAATTAATTGGATTAACATCGTCACCTGGCTGAACCATCATAACTGCTGTACCAACAGACAAATCTAGCAAGAATTCACCAATAGCAATATCAAAGTTAGATTGTTTCAGTGCATCAAACATTTTATCTGAATACACGTCTAAAGCTAATTGCGCTTCTTGTTTACGATCAGTAGGAATGTCTGATCCTGGTTCTAATCGACACCACTTTCTTTGTGGAGGAAATATGCCTGATTGCATTCTGTTAGCAAATCGTTGAGTAGAGTTAATAGCAGTAGAATCAAATACACGATTCATTTTCTTATTACCACCTACTTTACCATCATAATGCCCGTCATAGAGATTACGTTGTGGCAATGCAAACTCATAGGCTTCTTCGTATAGATTCCTAAAGTTTTCTTTTCTTGTTAATGCCTTGTCATGTCTTTTTAAAACATCCTCAGCCGTTAATCTCATCATTGCATTAGTTCCTTATAGTTATTCAGTCCAGGTTAATATTATCTCAG